CCACTTAGATACTTTAGTACGAATCTTATCTTGCCACTCCATGCCGTTCTGCATCTGTCTTGTGCCAAAGTTAAAATTAAATTGGTCAGTATGACTAATTTTGTATTCATACTCTAGCTCTCCGAAGTATGCATCAGCATTTTTATCTCCATCTACGAGTGTATGACCGAGATGATTTGCGAGTGCAAGTTCTCCAATGCCTCCTTTTGTAAGTTCGACTCCTTCAGGAAGTTCTGAAAATGCTTTGTCTAAATATTCTATTGCTTTTTTATATTTCATACAGATATTATACTAAATTCACAAGGAAGTGTCAAGTACTATTTTCAGCAATGGTATAGATTTACCTTGACATGAGGTTTCACTGTTGCTATAATATACAAATGATAAATAATGAAATAAGTGAAATAATCTTTTTAATCATGTGCGTAGGTGCTGCATACACAATAGGTAAGCAAATCGGAATACAAAGCACAGTAGACTATTTAGAGGAGAAGGGACTCATAGAGTTTGATGACTCTGAAAAATAGTTCTTGACATCAAGGTTAAAATTTGATATAATTATTCTGTAAGTCATAGTTTTGGCTTACGTATTGGTGCGTCTACCGTAAGGGGACGTGAATATTTACTGAAAAGGAATTATGGAGATAAAAAATGAGTATAGATTTAAGTAAATTTTGGCTTGGATTGGATATGCCCACATTACCGTCTTACACGGAAAGTGGATATCCTAGATATAACTTAATAGCAGGGGACAACAACTATCGTATAGAAGTTGCAGTGCCCGGTTGGAAGAAAGAAGAACTGGAGATTGTCTTTGATAACAAAGAACTCCACATAAAGGGTAAAAAAGACACAAAACTAGGTGATGATGAGCAGTTCGTTCATCAGGGTCTTAGTCTGAAATCTTTTGAACGAAGATTTATTCTAAACGCCGACCTGTTAGTAGATAAGGTAAATCTACAAGACGGATTACTGACAATCAACTTATCACGAACTCCAGATTCTAAGAGGAAAATCTTGGAGATAAACTAAAATGAAAGCAATAGCTTCAAAAGTTCGTGATAGTATATGTGAGAACGGAGAGTTCTGCAACATAGTGGCTAATTATACATTAGTCATAGCCTTTGGTGGCATTATGGTACAGAGTGTTCAGACACTTGCATAACCTGTCAGACTGCATTCGGGGAGTTTTCGGACTCCCCAATCTTATAAGGAAACAAATGAAAATATCAGAACAAGGATTAGAATTAATTAAACACTTTGAAGGGTGTGAACTTGAAGCATATAAATGTGCTGCAGGTGTATGGACTATAGGTTATGGTCATATAAAAACTGCTGTAGAAGGCAAAGTTATTACACAAGAAGAAGCAGATAATTTGTTAGTAGAAGAAATTATAGAGTACGAAGACTATGTTAGAGCAGCTGTCAAAGTACCATTAAAACAGTATCAATTTGACGCACTAGTCAGTTGGACATTCAACTTAGGCAATGGTAATCTAAACGCTTCAACTATGCTAAAAGTACTAAATCGAGAAGAATACGAGGGAGTACCAGCGCAAATGGCAAGATGGAATAAAGCAGGTGGCAAGGTCTTAGAAGGACTCATTCGCCGTAGAGAAGCAGAGGGTCTTCTGTTTGAAAATAAGAAATGGACATAAAAGAAATTTGGTTAAAAATACTTAGTTATTTCTCGACAAGATATAAGCTAACTGTTAGTTATAATGCCGTATATGGTGACGCTGATGATACAACTTATATAGTTCGTAAATTTTTGAAAAAACAACCTAAATACCTAAAGTTCCTCAATGAGGACAAGGAAGTAGTAGAGATTCGAGGCGCAGAAGGTCTTAACTACAAGATAGAAGAATTATGATAGAAAAACTCAAACTCAAACACATGAAGTTTATAAACGAATTTAAAATTAGATATGAATTAAGTTTATATCAAATGTATTGGATATCCTTTGTTGAAGGATTATTAATAGGAGTGGTACTATGTATCAGTTTCTCCTAGCAATTATACTAGCCTTAGGGTTAAGTACCTATTGGTTATGGAATGAGAACGCCACACTTACACAAAACAACGCAAAACTAGAGAGTGCCGTACAGCTTCAGGAAGAAGCAATCTCATCTTTACAAAACGACTTTACCCTACAAACAGGTAAACTCAACGAATTACAACTAAAAAGTCAAGAAGCGCAGAAAGAAATGAATCGTTATCTTGATATATTTAAAAGGCATAGTTTAACGAAACTAGCCGCAGCAAAGCCTGGGTTAATAGAACCTAGAGTAAACAAAGCAACAAAAGAGGTATTTGATGGAATCGAACAAGACAGTCGGGATATTGACGCTGCTGATGATGGTATCATCGTGCAGCCTACTGCCAACCAAGACATTAGAGGTTAGTGCAAAACCAATAGAAAGGCAGATAGCACAGCCAGTACTACCAAGAGAAATAGACTTGAAAGAGCCTTATTGGTATGTAGTTAGTGATAAAAACATAGAAGAATTTTTAGCACGAGTAGAAAAAGACCAAGGACAAGTAGTATTCTTTGCTATGACAGTACCAGACTATGAGTTGATGGCATACAACACTCAAGAGTTAAAACGATATATTCGTGAACTCAAAGAAGTAGTAATATACTATAGAGAAGTGACAACCAATGAAAGCACTACCGATTAAAGACCACCAGATTATATCAAGACTAGATTTAATAGCTCAAGATTTTTATGCACTACCTCATAGGTGGACATACAAACCTTTGGCAAAAACTAGTGCAGCAGACTTAAGAGAGATTATGGCAGATGAAAACCACAACGGTTATCCAAAGAAAAGCAACTCTATTGATTATGCAGGTAGGTCAATTTCTAAAAATTTTAAAGAAAGAACTAATGCTTTCCTAGGCTCAGTACGACAATTAACTGATAACCAAGCATGGTACTGGGATAGTATGGTATTTCAACCACCAGCAACAGGTTGGACAGCATGGCATAACGGAGGAGATACTCCTAGGTACTTCTTTAGGTTCATACATAATAGCGAAAAAGGTTTTACTAACTATATAAAAGACGGAAAAAGAACTAGGTTAACTGACCAGCACCATCCAACTACTACTAAAGACTGGACTTGTGTTCATGGATTTTTAGATGGTAGTACAACTTGGATGTCCGATAGAAATTTGGGCAACACTCCAAGAATAATATTTGATATCTCCATACCTAGTAGATATCATAACCAAGCAAATGCTTTTGCTGACTTCATACAGACACCTAAAAATGGTTAAGCTCTTTAGAATGTTGATGTGGAAAAGGAGTATGGAAAAACACTCCAAGTGGTTTGATAAACACGAACCAGCACAGAATAGATTTGAAGAAAATGAAGAATGGTTAGAAGAACTAGAGGACAGAGTAGTAAAACTAGAACACGACTCACATCCCGCCAAGGACTTGTGTGAATTCGATTCATATGAGGAATTTAAAAACGAAATCAAACAAATGATAAAAGATGAACTTAGTACTCAGTCAAGACAGTAATAATAGAAGCGACCTATGTGGACACATAGAAAATTTCCTGTCTGATAATGAGATACAAGACTTTTATTCCTACCAAACTAAACAATTTCAACCAGCAACTACACGATACAGAGGAATAGATAAGTCTTTGAGAGACTGTGATAGACTCGGAGGAGCTACTGTACCTGAATGGTTGAGACATAAACTACAGTGTGCAATTGATTTGTACAATAATAAAACATACAAGTTCGATTTATACCCTATCTTATCTGACCACCACGAGTTTAATATAGTAAGATACAAAAAGAAAGGACAATTTTTTACTGCACATAGAGATTGCAGACCTTACTTAGAACACATACTGCAGAGAAGATCAATGCGTAAGATAAGTATTAGTGTACAATTGAGTGATAATTATGAAGGAGGAGACTTAGAGATTGCTGAGTCCTTTAACCGAAAAGATTTATTAGGAGGACAACATACACCTCCCAATAAGTTTAGACACAAATTTAAAACAATGAAAAAGAAAGGAAGTTTAACAATATTTACATCTTTTCACATGCACGAAAGTACACCATTAAAATCAGGACTAAGAGATGTTCTAGTGTGTTTTATACGAGGAGAAAGTAAAGTATGGTAGTTCCACAAAGTTTAACAGACCTATCACTAGAAGTAGTAGAATGGATGGACTCTCAGCGAGATGCTCAGTTTCCTTTCTGTGATACATATTTAATGTGGCATTACTTTCCACCTGAGTATAAAATTGATGTATATAACTGTACTTTTCCTTACTGGAGAGAGCATGGTAATACTATTATGGAAGATATTAGTATAAACGGTGTATTTAAAGAAACAATAGAAAAAATAGTAGTAGTTAGAGGTACAAAGAAAGGAATAGTATTACCTACAGCTACTAAGAAGAGACAAGCATACTATATAGTTAAAGGAGATACTGATATAATACTAGGTAAAAGCTACCAGAAGTTATGTCAATCACTAGAAGTTAATGATTATAAGTTAAATACATGGAACGCCAGAGGTTTAGAATGGAAACCTGTGAAAGAAGGAAGTGTTGAGAGTGTAGGAAACTTATGGAATATGAACGTACATATAAAAGAAGGAGATATATTAATTCATGTCACATACTATGATGATTAATGAAATAACACCACACTATAAAAAAGAGCAACCTTTTGATAGAGAACAACCTATTCGTTTATTTGTTGGAACAAGTGAAAATTTTGACCACACAATAGAAAGAGTATATTTGTATAGTATATTAAAAAATACAAATCATCCAGTAGAAGTCACATGGCTAAGACCAAGTATGTTTCCTACATGGAAAAGAAAAGGTTGGGGAACACCCTTCACTTGTTTTAGGTATGCTATACCAGAAATGTGTGGATTCAAAGGCAGAGCTTTGTACACAGATTGTGATATGATAAACTTCAGAGATTTGTTTCATTTGTGGCGAACTGATTTAAAAGGCAAACCTTTTGGTATGGTCTGGGATTCTTTACAAATGAATAATCACAAGTGGAAAGATACTCCGTATAAAAGAGGCTGGTGGTGTGATAGCGTTATGCTCATAGATTGTGAGAAAGCAAAAGACTGCATACACTCTATAGAGGAACAAGCTCAATGGGATGGAACTTATAAGTGGAGCTTTATGGAAAGTATTGGTTCTCCTAAGAAAGAGGAAAGTACAGATATAGTACACGAACTAGATGCAAGATGGAATAGTTTTGATGGAAGCGATACAGCATTTCCATATAAAACAACAGACCCTTCAGAAAAAGTACAGTTAGAATTAGAAGAAATATGGCAAGTACATCTTACGGCACTTAGCTATCAACCTTGGCATCCAAGATACTCTCCTCATGCTAAAGCAACTCATGCAAGACAAGACATAATGGAAGTGTATTGGCAGTATCAAAAAGAAGTTAAAATGTTGGAGAAAATAGGTGAAGTTTGAAGAGCTAATAAGTCCCATCGGGGTTGATGANTTTCATCTTCGGTATAAGGACAAAAAACATTTTTATATCAAAAGAGAGGACAATCCTTTCTCAAAACATTTTAGTTGGGGGGAACTCGACAACTATCTCAATCAGTATAATATTGGTACATGGGATAGAACACCACAGCTTCAGGTAGTGTTGCCTGATGGAAACAAGTGGTGTAAGAAAAAATCAACACAGAAATATACACGCACAGAACTATGGAATTTGTGGAATAATGGAAGTAGTTTTATACTTACGCTAAGTGAGTTCCTAAACGAAACTATGTGGAAGCAGTGTCAAGAGTTTGAAAAACATTATGGTGTTGGACAAGCCAATCTATATTGTAGTAAATCTAGAGATGCACATTGTTTTCCTATTCACGCAGATTCAACAGATAACTTTTTATTTCATGTATCAGGCACGGTACGCTGGTACATTTATAAGGAGTTTGAAGTTAAAGGGGGTCGTACAGAGAATGCAACTTTGGAAGAAGTAGTAGACTTAAATGATGGCGACCTTTTATACATACCGAAAGGTAAGTACCATAGAGTTGATACTCTAAGCCCACGCATATCAATCTCTTTCCATTTTCAGGATAGAGCCGTAGGCAAACCCTATAACAGGAGGAATTGGTATAACTGGAAACCATAGGAGATTACTATGGCAGAAGGAAGTGATAATTCAAGAAACGAAGTAGAAATAGATTTGGACAAGTACATGGCTCTCATTGAGAAGTTAGACAAGTCCGAAGATATGATAAAGGAGATGCAACTCGAGGCTGCAGCAGCCAAGAAAAGACTTGCACCACCGAAACGAAAGTTCATGGATTTATTTTTAGACGACAACGATGTCAATGAGAAAGCTATAATTGGCTTTATCGCGTTCTTTATGCTTATTGTTTTCGCTGGGTGTGATTTAGTAACAGCGTTCTGGGGACAGGACTTAGTAATTAGTGACACCATATTCACAAGTCTCGTAGTGATTACACTCGGAGCATTTGGAATCAGTGAAGCAGGAAGAGCATTTGGAAAGTGATAACAGCAAGATTATTTATAGATTTTGAGTTGGTAGAAAAACAGTATGAACCTGAGATGATTCATACTACGGACATATTCTGTCCTGTTTCTCATAGAAAGGAGCAGGATGGATATGACGTTCTGCGCGATGACATACTAAAAAATGGTATGAAGCATCCAATAGTGCTTTTACCAAACACTTATGATAACTGGCAACTAACAATGAGACATGTCAATCCTGAATATATAGTACCGTATCAAAAGACCAAGTACATATGTGCCTATGGAAACCAGCGCTGTGATATACTTATGAGTGCTGGGCATACATATATGTGGAGTCTAGTAACTGATAATGTGGAATGGTCACACGCTGCATTTATGGAGTTAAAAAATAGTTCTTGACTTATGTTTATAATTTTAGTATAATATACATATGAAAAATACAGAAACAAACGAACACAAGACTTGTCAGATGTGGAATGCTGAGACAAAGTCATTTGATACATGGCATATCGGAGAGTGCAAACACTGTGGAACAGAGCTAGACCATACGTCTGGAGAATGTCCTAAGTATAAGTGCTGGATTGCATGAATTTATTTTATTTAGATGAAGACCTAGACAAATGCGCAGAGTATCATGTCGACAAGCACATAGTAAAGATGCCTCTCGAGGCAGCACAACTCTTATGTACTGCGATATGGATTGATGCCAAACTAGGTTTTGTACCCCGTGCGCTTGACAAGGACGAACGTGAGGTACTAAATAGTGAGAAAGCCAAGATTAAGCACCTACCGCTTGACCAGCGACCTCTCACACCATACCTACCGATGATGTATAATCATCCGTGTACGATATGGGTTAGGTCGAGCTTGGATAACTTTGAGTGGACTCATTGTTATGCTAACGCATTGAACGATGAGTACCACTATCGTTATGGTAAACAACACAAATCCATAGTGGAAGTAGTAAACAAACTACCTGAGCCAAAGAATATGCCCAGACTTGGATTTACAGAATTTGGACTAGCAATGCCAGATGACTTGAAAGATTATGATAACCCTATACAGAGCTATCGTGACTACTATCATCTAGACAAGGCTACGTTCGCCGCATGGTCTCACAGAGACAAGCCTCATTGGTGGAGCGAAGACTACGCTGACTATGAGAAAAGGATAACAGCAACATGATAAAAGTAGAACAGAATGGATATACATTCACCTTTGATGATGGAACTACGGAAGAAGAACAGCAGAAAGCAATCAAGAAACACCTAGCAAAGACTAGATGGTTTAGACCGATTGTTATGAGAAAATCAGATGGAACTAGTGTTCATCTAGGCAATGGAGTAAGAAAACATGGCAAAAGACATACCTCTTGATGTCCTACTAGGAATAAAGAAAGAACCTTTAGATACTATAGAACATAGGGATATGTTGCGCAGTAATCTAAATCAACAGAGAGTTCAAACTGAAGAAGAAATAGCAGTACTAAAAGGACAGCTAGGAGCTAAGAAAGAATACTTAGCAAAAATTGAGGGTGGACTTGACGTACTTGATGAATTAAGCAAGTGATAGTAATAAAAGATAATTTTTACCCCAATGTGGATGAAGTTCGAGAACGAGCTTTGTCCATGTTTTATAGACCAGGACGTAGAGAAAGAAAGACTATGTTTCCAGGTCGTCGCACTATGTCCTCATTTAGTAATGAGAACTTTGTGTATTGTAGAAATCAATGGGAGCATATGCTCAACACAAAGATGCAGTACTTTCCTAGAAAGAATAGCAACACAGCGTTTACACTATCAGAGAAAGGAGATGCAGACTGGAACTGGGTACATCATGATTGTTCAGGTTTCTTAGAGAATACTTCAAACGATATGAAAGGTAAGCCTTACGCTGCAGTAGTATATCTAAGTCCTAATGCTGATGTTAAGAAAGGAACAGGATTGTTTCAATCTAAAACAACTGGCGAAGTTTATAAGAATGATGAACTTAGCAAAGGACAATCAAGTTTCAAACAAATGTGGGAAGAAGATGAATATTTTCAGATGCACACATATGTTGGGAATCTATACAACAGATGCGTCTTGTACCCAGCACATTATTGGCACGCTCCATTCTGTGCAGGATTCGGACACAATAAATCAACAGGCAGACTTGTACAAGTAGGCTTTTTTACGGTAATGAAATGAGTGATTATAAAGTAGACAAGTATAAATTTAATGAAGATGTAGTTTTAAACAAACTAAAGAATCATATATTGGGAACATACGACCAACACTATAGTATGAATAAAATCCAGTCAACCGAGTTCATCTTCGATGCTGGTCATGGCGAAGGCTTTTGCTTAGGAAATATCATAAAGTATGCACAACGCTATGGAAAGAAAGATGGAAGAAACGAGCAGGACTTACTAAAGATTCTGCATTATGGAATAATTTTAATGGGGTCAAAAATTGAGAACAAAGAAACACGAGAATCTTACACAAGCGAATATAACCAAGGTAATTGAGTTATTAAACCCAACAGATGGTAGCAAACCTATAACAAAGAAAGAAGCATGTGGTATACTAAACATTGCTTACAACACAACTAGATTAGGTAATATCATTGCAGAACACCTAGAGATGATGGAGTTCCGTGCTAGAAGAAAGGCACAGAATAAAGGAAAGGCAGCAACTAAGAAAGAAATTACAGATGCAGTAGCAGGGTATTTAGAGGGCATGACAGTAGCAGACATTGCTAAGTCATTGTATCGCTCACCTGCTTTTGTAAAGGGAATCATAGAAAGAATAGGAGTCCCTCAAAAATTAGCACACACAGACTACGAAGGTAGAAGGAACGCCCTTTTACCAGACCAGTGTATGGCTGATGAGTTTGAAGAAGGAGAAAGAGTTTGGGCAATCAGACAGAACTATCCAGCGATAGTACAAAGAGAGCTTAAACCTGAACAAGCAGAGGAGCGAGGCTACAAACTATACCTAGTGTATACAATTGAAGCTCAGCAAGAAGACCTCAAAGATACGTACTTTCCATACCTAAGTTTCGCAGGTAAGAACCATGCGATAGCAGCTTATGATATGGGCAGTCTAAGACATTTACGAGAGTATATGTAAAAAGGAAAAAAATGGACGCACTAACTATAGTAGCGGCATTTTGGATAGCTGGAGTAGTACTAGGTATTTATAACCTATTTTTACCAGCAATACAAATTATCGGAAGAATTGATAGTAATAATATAGCATACAGATACGCTTGGGCAGGTGGAATTGTTTTCACCATATTTTTGGGTATCTTTTTACCTTTACTGGTTCATGTTATATTGATTAATAAACACCAAGAAAGATTTCTTAGGAACTTTATACCAGCATATATGGGAGATAAATAATGCATAGAGGAAATAGATATTACGAAGCTCTTAGAGCTAAGTACATAGCAGAAGCTAAAGAAGCAGAAGCAGTACTACATACATACTTTACCAACTCAGTTGGAATAGGAGAACATTCAGACCTTATTGAAGAGTTTGATAAACAACTAGATAAACTAGCATCAGCACAAGAAAAGCTGAGTTCTCTAGAAGGCTTATTAGATAGATGAGTCTAATCTTACAGTGTGATAATGAGACTATAGGAGTAGTAAGAAATCCCTATGAAAGAATAGTCTCTTTATACATACAAAGTCTAGACTATATAGGAATGGATGCTTGGGTAGACAAATCTACTCCTGAGCTACAGACTGTACTTTATAAAGACTGTGACCACATAGTCAGATTCGAAGCATGGAAAGAAGAATTAAATTTTTCAAATCTACATCCTAAAGATACATCAATTTTGCAGGATGAAGAAGTGCAACCTATGTGGGAACGTTGGTATACTTTAAAAAGTAAACAACATATATACGAGCTGTATCGGGAAGACATTACAGTCTACGGTTATAGCTACTAAAATATAGTTCTTGACACAAGGTTAAAATTCCGATATAATATATTTATATTAAGGAAATAAGCAATGAGCGACAGGTATTACACACAGATGCTAGAGACCACAGGTTGGTGTCCTGGTTATCGCAATACTTTTAGCCTTGCCGAATACAAACAAAACTACACATTAAAAAGGAAAAGAAACATGGCGTGGACAGACGAAAGTAAAGAACAAGCAGTTGAAATGTATACTGCTGAAGAACCAACTCCAGACAACAGTATGGAGATTGTTAAGATGGTTGCTGAAGAATTAGGTGAGAGCCCAAATGGAGTCAGAATGATTTTAACAAAAGCAGGAGTATATGTAAAGAAAACTCCAGCTGTGAAAAGCAGTGGTGGTGGAACTGGTGGTGGCAGAGTAAATGTCGCACAAGCACAAGATGACTTAGTAAAAGCTATCTCTGATGCAGGTAAAGAAGCCGACACAGCAATTGTCAGTAAGCTAACAGGTAAGGCTGCTGTATATTTCACAACATTAATTAACGAACTAAACGATTAATTACCCCTGAACATGGGGAGGGCAACCTCCCTGTGTATTTTTGTATCTACAAGAATCACCTCGTAAGACGATACCATTGATAGGACGCTAATAGATATTAACTACCTACAAGGAAACGAATGAAAAAGGAAGATTTTGTTAGAAAACTTGACGAAGCGGGCGACGCTATTGTCACATATCGTAGTCAGAATAGTCGTAGACTGAAATATAATGTCTGCACAGGCGACTTCGATAACAAATACATACAGTCAAAAAAGAATCGAGCCAAACCATCTCAAAGACAAGTTCTATTGTTTTGTTGGGACACCGACTCTTACAGACTATTACAACCTGATAACGTAACGTCTATTGTACCTCTAGCAGCGATATTGAAGAATGATAGAATTACATAACGAAACTCCAGTATACGAAAAAGAAGTACACTTTAACGAAGATAAAAATGAAAAAGTCTTTGTAATGGTAAACAATTTTCGGGGTACGGAGTATTTACATATCAGAAAGTATTATATGGACTTTGATGAAGAATGGAAACCAACAAGGGACGGCATAGCCTTGCCTATTGATTTGGATAACCTTCGAGAAATATTTACAGCCTTAGTAGAGATACTTTCTATCTCAGAAGTTAAAGGAGTATTAGAAACTCATTTCAAAGAGATATTAGACGAGTTATACCAATAGCACCAAAAAATAGTCCTTGACAAATCCTTAAAAATTCTGTATAATATATCTATGAATAAGACAGAATACCTAGAATATTGTAATCAAAAGTATGCAGAAGGCAATCCTATATTACCTGACGATGTATATGATAGACTTGTAGAGAACACTGCTCTTGAGGAGCAAGTAGGTCATGCAAGTGATGACGTACGATATAATCACCCCTTCCCAATGTATTCACTTCAGAAAGTCTTTGTAGGAGAAGATGAAGAACCAAATTGGGATTCCAAACAAGCACATATAATGACTGCCAAGTTGGACGGTGCAGCCGTGTCTATAACTTATGTAGAAGGCGTACTAACACAGGCACTCACTCGCGGAGATGGAAAAGCAGGTCTAGATATTACTGATAAAATTAAGTCTTTAGTGCCAAATAAAATATGGAGCAAAGGTGTCAAACAGATTACTGGAGAAATCGTTGCCCCTAAAACAATACCAAATGCTAGAAATTATGCAAGTGGTGCTTTGAATCTAAAAGACTTAGAAGAATTTAAATCCCGAGATATTACCTTTATAGCCTATGGTATTCAACCAGCAATTTGTGCTGAGTGGACTGCTGATATGGGCATGGTAAAAGATATGGGATTTAACACTGTCACACAAAGTGATTGGAATGAATTCCCTCAGGATGGTAAAGTTGTACGAGTCGACTCTAATATATATTTTGAAACATTAGGCTACACATCACACCACCCTAGAGGTAGTTTCGCTCTGAAAACAAGACAGGCTGGAGTAGTTACTCGACTCTTGGACGTTGAATGGAATGTCGGGAAGTCAGGTGCTGTTTCACCAGTTGCAATTCTAGAGCCATGTNTNATNGGAGAAGCNACNNTNAGTAGAGCNACNTTACATAATATTGGGTATATTGAAGCATTAGACTTAGAAATAGGGTGTAGTGTAGAAGTTATTCGTAGTGGAGAAAT